ATTGGCTGATTCGATATTGACCGCCGCCAAGCGGTAAACGAAAGGTTCTTAAGATGAGTATTGCAAACGAAATCCGCTCTGCGGCATCCATTGCCGAAGACCGCATCGCACTCGCTTCCAGCGTGATCGCCCTGCGTGATGAAATTCTGGCCGCTCCCGACGATGTTCGGGCCGAAAAATCTGCCGACCTGCAAGCCGCCAACGATAGGCTTGAGGCTTGTGACAAAGAATATTATCTGGTGAAGGCTGTTGAAAACGCCAACGCCATGATTGAAAGCCTGTCGGCCAAGCCACAGCGCCCACAGCCAACCTACAAGGCGGCCACAATCGACCGTCGCAGTGGTCAGGTGATTGACGGTGGCGACCTTGCCAGCCTGACAGACGCTGAAGCGGTTTCCTCTCGCGACTATAGCAAAGCGTTTGAAGGGCTTCTGGAAGCCCGTGGTAACGTTGATCGCGTGACGAGTCGCAATCACCGCGACATGCTCGAACGATACGGTAAAGGTGGTGACAGGAACCTTGGATGGAATGAATTCTTTATTCCTTTCTCCAAGGCCATGACTCTGGCATCGTCCACAAACGGTTCCAATGCTGTCGCCCCAGACTTCCGTTTTGATGTGATCACGCAACGCTCGGTCACACCGAAGGCTTTGCAACTCTGTCGAGTGATCACGACGAATGTTTCGAGTGTCACGTTCCCGAAAAATACCGACACCAACACGGACAGTGGCCGCGTCGGTACCATCGGAACCAACAACCGCCCAACCAAAGGCGAATCGCCAACAGCCACGGCGATCGACACTGGGCCGTTCTCGCAGCTCACCATCACGGCCAAGACCGGCACGATGGTTCAGGATATTTCGGCTGACTTCTTCCAAGATGCGCCGGGAATGTCATCTTACCTCCAACAAGAGTCGAGCAAATTGTTTGCAAACCGAATTGACAAAGAAGTCTTTTCGGCGACCACTCTTTCTGACTCACTGGAAGCCATTCTGGCCAACACCGGAATCGGCACACAGCTTTCTGGCACATCGGCAAGCCTCGGCACTGATAATGCCAAGGTTTATGACAACATGGCTGACCTGTTCTTCTCGTTCAAGGAGAGCTACGCCAGCAATTTGTCGTGGGTCATGAACCGTGCAACGCATGGCAAGCTGTATAAGGTCAAGGACTCCCAAGGGCTTCCTCTGCTTTCAGCTTTCCAGCAAGGCACATTCTCCAATTCGCCAAGCTATCAAATGTTCGGTATTCCAGTGAGCTACGTGGAATACATGCCAGCTTCTGGCGCAGCCAATGCCCGCTCGATTCTGATTGGTGACTTTCAGGAATACTACCTGCTCGTCCGCCAAGGCTTTACGGTCATCATTGACGACATGTCTAAGCAAGGTGATAACCTGATTCGTCTGAATTACAAGTACCGCATCGGCGGTGCTGTTCGCGATGCCAGCGCATTCGCGAGCCTCAAAGAAGCCGTTTCCTGAGTTTGGTTTTGTTGGTCAGCCCGGCGGGTCCTCCCTGCCCGCCGGGTCTCATTTTAACTTGAGGTATTTTCATGGCCGCTTACATCTCGCAATCTGAAGCAACCACCTATACCGATGTGATCGGCACCTGGGCGGCATCTACTGCTGTGGCCTACCTGTCGGCAGCATCATCGTTAATCGACCAATATTGTGCTCGAATCTTTCTGCCCGCTGATTTGACTGCCGATGTGAAATTGGCGATCGCATTAACGGCTGTGCATCTAAAAAACAATGGCCAGAATCCCGGCGTCCTTACCAGCGAACGAATCGGCGATTATTCTGCCACTTATCAGATGGCGACTACTGGTGGCGGTCTACCTGCGATGGCCATCCAGATTTTACAACCCTACCGGGTTATGGTGATTGGATGATTAACGCGACATTTAAACTTGATTGGCAGGGTGGCGCATTTGCATCCCGATTACAGGGCGAACTGAGGCAGGCTGTCCAGAAGTCAGCCAGGCTTGTGCGAAGAGCGGCTGTCGATCTATTGAACGTGACTGGCAAGGCAGCGACACGCGATTTGAATCGGTCATCTGGCAAGGCTTTTAGGGGTTTAAACAAGACTCAAAAGAACGCCCTGATATTCTCAAACGGAATGGCCAAAATCAAGGGTCTGAAAACGATTAAAAGCGTAAAGACTGGTGCATCACTCACAATGGGCGGTTCTCACAATGGGGTCAAGGGGATTTACTGGTACGGTTCACCGTTGAACCGTTGGGTGAGTTCCTCTCCGGCTGGATCACCACCTCATAAACAGAGTGGAAATCTTCAGAAGATTAACGTCGAATACAGTCAAGGTGACTACAAGGCTAGGATTGGTCCACAGCAAGGTTTAAAGTACGCCAGAATCCAAGAACTTGGCGGCAAGGGATTAATCAGACTTCCACCACGGCCTTACATGCGACCGGCGTTTGAGTCGCAACAGGAAGCGATCATGTTTCAATTCGCCCTGGCACTTCAGAGGGCTGCGAAATAATGCAGACGCCACACGTCATCAACTACTTCGCAGCCATCGAAACCGTCTCCGCAACGCTCGGAGGGATCAACCGGACCTATCCGGCCACCGGTGTCGCGATGTCCGCGTTCGTGCAATTTCGGACCGATTCCATTGCGATCGTAAATCAGACGGAAGGCAACAACGTGATGGCTTTAATTTACGTCAACGGTTTATTCGCTGCCAAGGCTTATGACCGGATCAACTACAACGGCGTCTGGTACGAGGTCATGGCTGTGGTGCCCGGCAATGGGCCGCGTGGTACTCAGTACACTCGCTTAAGTGTGGGAGAGAATGAGCAGATATGAATATCTCGAACACAATTCAGGCCATCCGTGCCAAATGGTCGGCAACATTCCCTGACTTGCCCCTGTCGTTTCAACTGGCTCAGGCGACTGCCAAGCCGCCTTATGCTGTGCTGAGGTTTTCCCGAATCACGCCAAACGAACCCACCACAACCTATCGTGACTGGGAAACAACCGGCACGTTTTACCTGTTCGATGTATCCGACACTGCAATCATTGCCAAGGCTCAAACGCTTTCAGATACCTTTGATCGTGGCGTGATCACGGGCGTAGATTCATCGCTGGTGCAATCGGTCGAAATTGATGTCAATTACACCGATCAAGGCGCATTGTGGTCCGCCACCGTGCCTGTAGAGTTCCGTTGGACTACCTGACTTCCTTACGATTGAAAGGGCTTGAACCATGCCATCCACTCCCAAAACCACGTTCTATTCCACCACCGTCACGTTCGGTGGGTCGTCAATTGCAGCCGCCTCGGCAAGCTACACAGACTCGATTGAATTGGCTGACACTACCACCACTGCTGATGGTGGATACAAGTCGGTCACGCCAACGCTAAAAGATAGGAAGGCCACCGTTACAACTTATGTTGGATCGGCAAACAGCACACTACCAACCATCGGGGCCAACGGCTCGCTTTCGTGGACCGGTGGTGGGGCTGCGTTTCCAGCCTATGTGGCGGACGTTTCATTTGGCCAGGCACAGGTCAACGGGGCCATTCCTGTGACGATCACATTTCAAGGCAATGGGAATTAATCCGTGGCTAATCCTGCAAAGATCGCGAATCCTGTCCTTACTCGCGATTTCAACGGCACACCTTACAGGGTGGGGAAACTCACCCTGGGTGCCGCCCTTGAAATCGAGTCGTATCTGTCCGAACTGAAAACGCCGTATGAAATCCTTCAGGATTCCAAGGCGCTGGAACAAATCGGCAAGGAACTGGCTGATCAGCTTGTTTCCAAGGCACTTCAAGAGACTCACTTCTGGCCACCGGATGCAATCACCGCACTCTGTACCCAAAAGTTCCTCGTGAAAGCCGATTTCGGAATTGCATTCCTATCGGCAGTTTTGCGGCACTATAACCCGCACTTACAGCCGGATGAAATCTTGGCGATTGCCAAGAACGCCACCACAACCGATGTGGTCGAGATGCAATTGATTGCATTTGGAGCGAATGAAACCGACCCAAAAGACGAGAACGCCGCAGGTCAGCCGACGATGGCGGACCTCGCGAGCGAACCGATTGGAGTCGCATCATCGCCTATATGATGAGCGAAATGCACGTCGGCTATAAAGACCTGATGGATATGCCTGTGACGGCACTGTTTGAGATTATGGACGGTGCCTCACGCAATCGGGGGAATTGATATGTCTACCAGCGTTGGAAATCTCTCGGTTGAACTTGGGATATCAGATGACCAGCTCAGGGCCGGGCTTGCACAAGCGGTTGTACAGGCTCAGCAGGCCGGTCAGAAGATGCAAGCGGCATTGAATAAATCGACCGCAGGGCCAAGTCAGGATGCCGAGGCACAAAAGCACCGCAACATGGCGCTTCTGCAAGCCTCCCGCGGTGTGCAGGATTTTCAGGCTGGTGGGCTGATGGGCGTGGTGAATAACGTGGAAGGCGTCAGCATGTCCATTGCCCGTGCGATGGGCAAGTCTACGGATGTTGCCGCCGCCCTGGCTGGCAAGATGACTTTGATTGCTGTCGCCGTTCAGGTCGGTTTACCACTGG